TACTACTTCGGCGACCGCATCGCCCAAGCCATGCTGATTCCTGTTCCTGTTGTTGAGTTTGAGGAAGTGGATGATGTGGAGGATACAGAGCGCGGAGATGGCGGATTCGGGAGTTCCGGTAAATGAGTCAGAAAAACTGGAAAGAAGAAATCACGGATGAACTCCTTTCATTCGCCACCGAGAATCAGGCGGCCAGGTTGGCCGTCATTCTTGAGTGCGGAAGCCTTGCGGAGGCGGCCAGGCGAATTGGGATCCATGAGCGGAGCCTTTATAAGATTGTAGCCGCCGTTAAGAACAAGGCAGCAAAGCGCGGACACGCTCCAGCATGTGACATGACAGTTACCGTTCCTGACGGGTATCAAGTCAAAGGAACGTCAACACTCTACAAAGACGGTCAAGTTGCGCTGCAATGGGTAAAGACCAGCATCGACCACCAGCGGCAAGCTGAGATGATGCAGGCAGCTATCGAGGCCATGTGCGAAGACATACCGAGAGAGGAAATCGCTGCTCCATGCGCAAATGTCACTGATGCGGCGCTCGTTAGCCAGTACACCTTCACCGACCACCACTTCGGGATGCTGGCATGGGGCAAGGAGAACCTGCAAGCTGACTATGACCTTGAGGAGGCCGAGCGACTTCTTGTGCAGTGGTTCAAGCGAGCCATCGAGGTATCCCCAAACGCCAAGACAGCCATCATGGCGCAGCTAGGCGACTTGCTTCACGCTGACGGGCTTACACCAGAAACACCAAGCTCCGGCCACACTCTCGACGCTGACAGCAGATTCAGCAAGGTGGTTCGCGTGGTAATCCGCGTAATCAGGCAGGTTATCGCAATGCTGCTTCAAAAGCACGAGATTGTGCGCGTGATTATGGCTGAGGGCAACCATGACCTGTCGGCTTCCGTCTGGCTGCGCGAAATGCTTGGCGCACTGTATGAGAATGAGCCGAGGGTGAGCGTTGATAACTCCGCATCGCCTTACTACATGTTCAAGCACGGGCGCACTGTGCTGTTCTATCACCACGGGCATCTATCGAAATTCGATAAGGTTGCGTCGGTAGTGGCTGGCATGTTCCGCAAGGAGTATGGAGACAGCGATTTCGCATACTGCCATATGGGCCACCTGCATCACGACAAGCTCCAGGAGGGCAACCTCATGACAGTTGAGCAGCACCAGACTCTTGCGGCGCGTGACGCATACGCATCAAGGGGTGGTTGGCTATCAGGAAGAAGCGCGAAGGTGATCACATATCACGATAAGTATGGGGAGGTTGGAAGGTCAACGATAAACTTCGAGATGATCGGATGAAGAAAAGCCCCCAAGCAGGGGGCTTGTTTTATGCCTGAACTTCGTAGAACTGTTTCCACACAGTATTGAAGATTGGCAGGACGAAAGCCACTCGCTGCTGATGAGTCACGCCAGGAGTCTGCTGGTAGCTCTCTTGGTATTTGCGCTTGAACACCACCAGCTTGTCTTTGGTGTCCACAGCTTCAGCAGCCATAATCACAGCCGTTTCATCTTCTTGCAGCATTACCACAAGTTCGTTGCGCACTTCAAAATCCATATTTCACCTCGCTTGTTTGATTGTTGATTGTATCACTTATCTTTATAGTGGGTTTACAACTCGTTGAACTCGAACTGAGATTGACGTTAACGTGATTGATTGACCGGAGTTATTGAGCAGGCCAACTTGCACCCCGTCAACGCTGAATGGGTCGTTAACTCCTTTCGTCCAGCTTATTAGCGCTGTATCTCGGTTACTGATGTCAGAGCCATCAACCTTAACATCACCGTCAGAGCCAACAACTGTAATCCCGTCAGCGCGGCGGGTCTGCATCTGCCATTCGCGGGGGGTTCCAGCTCCACCTGCGATGGTGCCAGAGATGCGGAATGAGAAGATAACCTGACTGTATTTCTCCAGCGGGGGAAACTTCATGACAAGCCCGTTTGTTGTCAGGCCAAGAGTTCCTCCTGGCTGAACAGCTGCGCCAGAAAACCCTGTGAAGTTTAGCCAACCTCCAGCTGGTATTGTCACTGAGCCCGTGCCGCTGAATACATCCTGTAGGAAGCAATCAGTTTGCGTCAGTCCGCCGCTTGGATTGGCTGACGGTATCGAAGGATATCCGCTCATCAGAACCTCTCAAATGTCACAACGGCGTGTGATGCGCCAGTTACGCCGGAGTAAGTCACCTTGCCTTGTACTGCCATCGAGGCAGCGCTCGGCTTTGGTCTCGTTTCTAGGTATGCATCCGCAGCGTTAAAGCTGCCATTATCCATGGTGTAGAAGTTCACTCCATCTGGTGACAGTGTGACTTTAACCGTGCCAGCGGTTGGGGTTGCCTGAGTTGCAAGCGTTGCATCGGTGAAGAATCGGATGCTCACATAGCACCGCTCGTACTCTGCCGCCATGTCTCGCGGTAGCGTGTAGCTTCCGTTAGCCGTTGGGCTGACGATTTGATACCTGATTGCCATAAAACCCCCTTTGGTTTTTGTGAATTATACCATTGACGCGAGATGGCCTATCTGTAATAGTATCTAGACACAAACAAGGAGATAACCATGAAACTAAGTAAATCGAAGCTGGCTCTGGCAAAGGCGATTAATGAGAATGGCGGGTGGGCTGATGATTCGGTGTATGCAGCAAATGACGAAGGTGGAATCATTTGCGGTTACTCATCAAAACCAATCCGCCGCAATACTGCGCCATATCATTGGAGTGGAAGTCAGCGAGAGACGTGGATTCGTGGCATAAAAACACCTCAATGGCATCAATGCGTACTAAGCCGCGAAGAATACTATCATGCCTATCCGAAGGCTGATGCTGATGGGTGGATTGAGTGGAAGGGTGGCGAGTGTCCGGTTGGTAAAAATGTTACTGGTGATATCAAGCTTGCTTGCGGAGAGAAATTTGACACCACTGATATGGCGATGTGGAATTGGCATCTAGGAAATGGCAACCCTCGCAGCATCATCGCATACCGCCCGCACAAGCCAGAGGTTAAGCCTGAGTTCTGCGAATCCGTAATTCGGTCGATTCCAGATCCGGAATTAAGGCCAACCATCGAGCAGCTGGCGCAGGACTACCGCAATGCAAAGGGCTATGCGGATAGGTTGCAGAAAGATGCTGATGAGGCATGCGCTAAGGCTGACTCAATTCTATGTCAGATTGAGCGCGCTGGAGAGGAAATTGGATTTATCATGAACCCAATCAAAGGAGACTGATATGTATCTGGCGACAAAATCAGGCCGCATTGTTGAGTGTGATAACGTTACATTTCTCAAGAAAAGTATGTCAGTTAGACACGTATCAGATGGAAGCATCCACTACTACTATCTGAGCAGTGCAAAGCTGTTTGAGCGATTGCAGGATGCGGTAGACTACGCACAAAAATAAACAAAGCCCCATCAGGGGCTTTTTTCTTTCTCGTCTTTGCGTAGGTCTCTGATGTTCTTGATGATGATTGTCCACGTTAGAATCATGCCGGATAGGCCAGATAGAATGGCGATGTTCTCAGGTAGCCACTGCCAGATGTTCGTGATACCAGCCCCAATCATCGACATGCCAAGGGCCAGACTGGCCTTCATGCCATCAATCTTTCTGTGAAACATCGCCACCAGTAGCGCAATCAGCGCCAGAATCGCCCCGACACTCCACTGAATCTTCTTCGTCATCCTTTAACCTCGTCTTTCGCAGCCATCGCAGAGCCATGACGCCAATCAGAATCATGGATGATATGGTGCCGAGAATCTTTACGATTTCTAGCACGCTTTTTATCCCGTGAAATTATTGTTGTGATTAGCGCCATGTAAAGCACCGAGCAGGCTACATTATAAACCAATGGGGGCTCGTACAGATACCACATGACCAAGCCGCCAATCTGCACCGGAATGAATAATGCGCTGATGGCTTGAGCTGTACGCAGTTGGCGTGATACCGGAGATTGCAGGTGAATGGTGAGCACAAACAACGCATCAATTAGCGCCACAGAAAGGTAATACCCGTAAGCATCCAGCCATCCTCCGTAATCAATAGCCGACTGAGCGCAATAGGTGGCGGCCAGTCCGGACACCACCCACCACCGAGTGGCTACGGCTGCAACAAGAGCCGCAACAATCAGCCAATCGTTAACGCTCATGAGTCAACCTGCGAATCAATGTCGATCATAGGCACTGATTTTCCAGCCAGCTCATGAGTGCAATCACCAAGGAACTGAATAACACCATCTGTCACATATGAGTGGCATATGATTTCCTTTCCATTACCATATGGATAATGAGTTTTGATGGATGGTGTGAAAGTTGGCTTTTCAGCATCTCCATTCCATCCCCATCTAGGACCGGAACCTAGCCCAACGTTTATGCCATGCAGTATTTTGCATCCGGGGCACTCAAAGAAAAGCTGATTCCCATCGCCACGCTCTAGCACTCTTGATATTTTAACAAGCTCACCCATCACACATTCCTCGCCAAGTTTATTGCAATCACGCTTCTCGCCGCTTGCCGTTCCTGCCGCCATTCTGCACCTTGGCAAGCTCCTCCTCTCGCTTCTGGAATGCCTGCCGCGCCTCATCTTGCATCTTCTGACGTTGCTTGCCGTTACCGCCGCCGTTTACTTGCATGGTCGTTACCTATTTTGTTGGTGATGATGAATTTTAACACAGGTTGTGGTAGTGTTTATTGGCGGCTAGGTTGATCCACGAAAGCACGTCACACCCAAAGCGTGTTGCCGCAAAACTTCAAGGCGCAATGACCTAAAGAGGAGAGCGCAAACCATGAAAAATATTTCAATTGTTGCCAATGGCAATGACCTTCGCACAGACTCCCGCGACCTCGCAAGCCTGCTAGACCACAGGCACCGATCAATTTTTGCAAACATAACAAAATACAAGGATGAACTGGAGTCTCTTGGCCAAGTGCGATTTGAAAAAGCACTTGGTATCGAGCTGCCTCAAGGAGGGAGGACGCCAGAGCAAGTGTTTGCTCTTCTAAATGAAGATCAGTGCTACTTTGTGCTAACCCTGATGCGCAACAATGACCATGTTGTTGCTGCCAAGCTAAAGCTAGTTAAGGCATTCAGAGATGCCAGGACGCAACTTGCAAGCAGAGACTTAGCTAGACTTGATGGAAAGCAGGTTCGCAGGATGGAAACGGGAGCCATAGCAGATCTTGTTGATTACGCAAAGGCGAGGGGTAGCAAGAATGCGGATAGATACTACTCAAATGTGACAAAGATGACAAATAGCCTGCTAGGGATAGAGTCAGGACAGAGAGATTATCTTTCCACTAGGCAGCTAAACGACATAGCGATCCTTGAGAGGATAGTGGCCAACGCAATATCTGACGGAATGTCCGCCGGCATGGACTACAAGGACGTATATCAGCTTGCAAAGGCAAGATGCGGAATGGTTCTTCCTGCGATTGGTTTAAATTGAAAGATAGGCCGCATCAAGCGGCCTTCTTTATGCCCTGTGATTGCATCCACCTTTCTTCCTGCTTCGCCATCTTCTCGAATATCTTCTTGGCAAATGCGTCGCCATTTTCATCAACAACGACAGGTGTCTGGCTACATCTACAGTTGATTGCTTGGCCGCGCTTGCTATAGAAATCTGTAACCTCGGCTCTTGTGTATGTTTTTCCGTGGCGACTTGCATGATCGAGGCGCGTGGTGCTGAGTAGCGCAGACACCCAAAGCAGCTTAGTGACCAGTCCCAGCGATTCACTCGCACGTTGCGATTCATCCATCACGGCGGAGCGATAGGCCACACCAAGTTCTGTTCGTGCGATGGTTGCCGCTCGGCTTGCGGCCTTAGCTTGAGTGCCTTCGGTGTCAACCAGGTAGCCCTTGAGTTGTTGCGCGGCCCATCGTGGCGACTTACCTTGCGCGATAGTGTCACCAAGTATCCGTCGAGTGGTGGCTATCAAGTCATCAGTGAAGCCTTCCATTGAGTTGAACGTGCGCGATGTTACCACGGCAATCCGGCGCTGATACTCTGGCGTGAACAGGACTGATTCGATGTTGCTGTAGGCGCTGGCGTAGACTGCTGACTGCACTGCTAGTGACGATTGAGCATAGGCAGCCCCCTGCTGGTATGCCTCGGCAGTATAAGCCTGGAACCAGTTGTCGTACTGCTCGCCACGCCGCATCATAATCCGCTGGATTATCTCGGCGATGGTCTCATCTATGCGGCGAATCTGGAGATAGTCCAGCTCGTAGATGTAAACCTTCTCGGCATTGAGTAGGTAAGCGCGAAGGCCATTGACCGCAATCTCTCGCGGCTGAAGCTGGTCAACAACTCGCTCCTGAATCTCGGCGTTGATAGCTCGCAACCTGCGGCGGAAGTCTGCATAGGCTCGCTTCTCGCGGCCTTTCTGCTGGGTTGGGTCTAGAATATTCGGTGCCGGAAACCCCAATGTGAAATCCTCTGTGCAATTTTCTTCATTTTAGCATTGACCGCCAGCC